ACGCTGGTAGTCGTACTAGGAATACGATTGCTAGCGTTTTTATTATGTCCTCCACTTTTACACCCCCTTTTTCAAGAGAGTTTGTAAGGCGTTTGATTACCTTACAAATACAATTATAAAGAAATAGTACCAATATTGCAACTATTTTTATACATTTTCCCAAAAAAAATTATGGATACGGCACTCAGCCCTAGAGGCTCTAAGGCTCAACCTTTTGCGTATCCACTTGGTCGTCTTACACACACTCAACACTTTATAAAATGCTTGTTAGGGAGTACAGTATATACCCTCTATTCCCTATACTCTGTTTTAAGTCAGTTAGGGTTTTTATGGATACTATGGATACGATACCTTTTAACATCTTGGTGTGATTGAGATTGAGCCGTATCCAATGCCGTATCCAAATTGTGACAAGTGGATACTATGGATACGCAAGAAAATTTACACCTTGTCTGAATTGGATACATGGATACGCTCGATTTTATTCATAGTTATGCAAAAATAAAGCTAATAATGAATTTATATACATTTTTATGCACAAAAAAAAAGACACCTCGTAAAGAGGTGCCGTCTACACTAAAATTAGGAAGATACTTGGCAAATATCTACGTAAACGATAACATACTATTTTTATCAATACTACCTTTAACTGAAATCACCCCATGCAGCACCTACACGTTGACCTTGTCCGTTGCTGAAACCTATCGGCATGTAGACACGATTACCGTCGTTTGCAGTCCATGCTAACCAAATATAGCCGTCATAGTCGTATATTTCGTCATAGTTGATAGATTGTCCGTAATACAATCGTCCTGCAATCGGCCAACCAGTCCACGGACCGTTAAATCTTGTGTAAATAAAACTTTCGGCACCGTTGGAATCTGTAGCCTTACAAGTAAATGTAGCTTTTTCAGGTTTCCATAAAATACCGTGAACATTCCTGCGCCATTTATTACCGACTTTTTTACTTTTAGATTGTACAGGCGCTTTCTTATCTGCCTCAGTTGGAATTGTTACAGAATCAGGCACATTGTCAGGCTCGCCAATAATAAGCGTTGGATTGCTGTAGTATTTCTTAATCTCTTTGATAAAATATTCCTGCATTTCAAGCTGTTTAGCACTTGACGGCGCGCCCTGCTTAATCGGGTCAAAATTAACATGAAGTGCCATACTTCTATGAGGGCAAGCTGTTGCAACAAACTGATTATGCAGTTTAACCGTTTTTGTGTTCGGCTCAATGCCATAATACAACATGTCAATTGCTGCTTGTTTGAATGTTGCTTGTTCGTTCATCATGAAATCTTTATTGCTTGCACTCATTGACTCCTCTACTTCATAGCCTAAATAGTGACCGTTGCCGTATGTGTCTGCCACGTGCCATGCGATACGGTAAGTATCAATTGCACGCCAAATAGTAAAACGGTCGATATAGTAATGCGCTACACCTGCCTCATAGCGTGCTACAGAGGTATTGCTTAAAGCATTATAGTCTTGTACTGCTGTTCGGCTGCCTGCTGTGTTGTGTATGACCACGCCGTCAATTGAGCCTACACGTTTATTCATCGTATAGTTGATACTATCATTGATGACTTGTAGCTTAGTTGACTCTGTTGTTATACCTTTCTCTGCGTCCTCATATGGCGGACGAATCACACCCCAAAACTCGCTGTAGTCGTGGTTTTGAACAAAAGCAGCAGGGCTGCCATTACTAGAGGCGTTATACCAATTTTGGTCAATGCTGTCGTAATATTGTTGATTAGCCACTACAATAATATTCGTATGACCATATTCGCCACTATCTAAAATACCTATATCTCCCTGTTGAGGGACGAACTCATCTGTGTTTTCGATACGTTGGAAACCCTTAGGCAGTTCCTGCGTACTTAAATCAATTGCATCACCTGTAGGGTGCCAATCGAAATGCTGCTTACAAAATGCCACAATTTCGTCCATACATTGTGCGCCATGTGCGCCGTCTGCGTCTATTGACTTGCCAATTTGCTTAACTGCCCAATTAACTGCATCTTGTTTTTTCATATTTTTACCTCCTATTTCTTAGGGGCTTTAGAATCATTGCCCGCGCCTAATTTATTAACGTTTTTGCCCTCACGGTTTTTGAATGTTTCCCAAATGCCTGTAGCCATTAAGCCACTGATTAACCCGGCTAATAGTCGACCTCCCATTGATAGTTCTGTAACTATTTCAGGAATGAAAACAGACACACCGCCAATAACTACACCAACGAACATGCCTGCAACTGGCAGCCAATTTTTAGGTACTACATTCAATTTCTTTAATACTTGTACTAATGCAATTGTGATAACTGAAATCACGCCTGCAAATGCGATAATCTGTTCCATTTATAAAAACCTCCGATAATTTAAAATCAAAAGGTCACCACTTATAGTGGCGACCCGTCTTACCTATTTACAACTTCCAAACCAAAAACATTCCCAAAAACTTGCGCCTAAAGATAAATTCTCTACTAAAAAGTTTAACATTTGTCTCACCTCTTTAAATGCCTAGCCAGCTACGAATTAAAGCCAATAGTAAAGACCCGAAAAGCGTTGCGACTGTACCTAGCATCATAAAGCGCAATTGCTTAAAATCTTTCTGGCTTTGTTTCTTGTTTTCTTTTTCTAGCTCACGCTCACGGTTGATTGTGTTAAGCGTGTAGTCCATTTTCAAATTTGTTTTTTCTTGTGTGTGCTGACTCTGTTTGATTTCTTCTAAAGAATTATACAACTTTTCGATAGACTCTTTGAAATTGTCTCTATCCTCTTTTTGTACTTCTTCTATTTTCTTAAAGCGCCTGTCATTATATCTGTCTTTGTCCTCCAGTATACCGACCCTGCGCTCAATATCTTTTGTTTCTACATCTGCCAAAGTTACACCTGCCAATATTACTCGTCATTATAGTCTACCTGCGATTTGTACGCCTCTAGTTCTCTATGAGTCGCCTCTAGTTCAGTTTGTAACTGCACCGCGCGTTGAATTTCTTCAAATAGTCTGTTTTGTAATACTGCTTTTTCTATATCTTGTTCATTATTTGCCATTGTTTAATGCCTCCAATTGTTCGATTTTTCTTTCTAATTCATCGTTTCTTTCGATTTGCTCTTTTAGTGCTTTAGTGTTTGTTGAAACCATTTCATATAAATCAATGGTATCAGTCCCTTTAATATGGTCTGGTGTTTCTCTTTCTAAAATAACCCCATGTTTTTTAATATCTTCGCCACGTTCTAAATCCGAAATATAATTGTATTCATATAGTTTTGTGTCACGCAATGTTTGAGTTGCATCAATATCCCAATTTTCTATATTTGTTTTATATTTTTCGGAAGAATTGGGTTCAAGTGAACCATAGAAAATGTGCGCTCTTACATCTTGATATTTCGGGCTACCCCCGTTCCACCAATTATTTGCTGTAACTCTCAATTCATTATAACCAACGCCAAAGTAAACATTTCCGCCACTATGGTTAGCAAATGCCGCACCGTCATAGGTGTTTAAACGCGATGCATCTATTTCTTTATAATTAGGGTTTCCGTTGTTATAGCCGTTCATATCGGTAACTCTCAAGGCACCGTTTACACAAGCATAAACATTAGAATTCTTGGCCAACCAATCGCCCTGAAAGCCTGCGCCGTAAAAGTAGCCGCTGCCTATGTCGCCGTTGTCATTAGTGGCGTATACAACAGGAAGTTGTTTGCCAAATCTGATACCTGACCCCATTTTTGTACCTGACCCCGTGAGGTTTCCATACAATAGCGCTCCATCGGTTTCTGTAGCGCTCGGGTTGTCTTTAACGTAAAACTGAAACTCATTGACACCCATACGTGTTGACGAGAATGGCCTCATATAAACCGAATATTTGTTACTGCCAATATTAACTGTGTCATCAGCCTCAATGACCATTCTGTTAGAGTCTGACCTTAAAGCAACAACACCTAGCCCTGATTGCAACGTCACACCTCTTGCAGTGCTGTCGTAAAAGTAATCGAAAAACTCTAGTGTACCTGAGGCCTCTCGAGGGTTTCCGTCAAGATAGGTGGATATACCGAAATCAGATAAATAAATTGAGCGGTTTTCGTCGTTATTTCTAAACCTTAAATGACCGTCTTTAAATCTAGTAAATACGTTATTGGTAGTTTGTCCGCTTTGCCATGTACGTTTATAAGTACCGTATAACGTCATTTCATCATTTTCCATTGTGATATATTTGTCACCGTCACCACCGACGATATTCACAAGGTTAGCATCTAGCGTGCCGCCTCTGATGTAATCAGCGTTTAATGAGCCTGCTGTTATCAAGTCGGCATTAATCTGACCGCGTGTGATTGCATTGTGGAATGTTTGGCCGCCGTCCTTGCTGACACCTAGCCCGCTTGAGTTGAGCAGCGTCACATAGTTAGGATTGTCTTTATCAACGGCCATGATGCCTTGCTCGCTGAATGACAACTCGCTTGCTGTGTCCATTAGCATTTGAGTGGACTCTTTAATAGCTGCAGGCAGCACTGACTCTTTTATTTTCGTACGACCTGCCATAAGGTCATTAATTGCTGATACTGCACCAGATTGAGCTTTTTTATATCTGACTTCACGTCTAGGGTCGCCAACTACAATAGTTTGCTTAACGACTTTATGATGAGCATCGCGTGTTGTTTTGATTTCTTGTATTCTTAATACTCGATTAAAGTTGATAGTTTCATCAATAACAGGTATCTCGTCACCAATTTCAGGCTGAGCGAAAGGATAGTTATGGCCTAACGTTACGAAATCAAGCTCAATGCTCATCTTGAGTGATTGCTCGACCTGTTTCTCAAGCATCTCGTCCATGAGTTCCGTATCTGTCACACGCCCGTCTGAGACAGGTGGCGCCTCTCTGATACCGAATAGCTCTATCATTGGGCTTGTTTTGCCTTTCGGGTATTCTCTTATTTGGTTAGCTGCATGAATATTGTCAGCGCCGTCATAGTCAAAATAGCCTCGAGCATATGTGTAAAAATTGGTTGCGTCCTCCTCAAAACTTATGTCGTTAGCATTTAGCTTTTTAGAAATATAGTAAGCTGGACGGCGTGAAATACGCTCGCCCAACTTGAATGTTTTTGAGGTCGGCTCATATTGGAACTCGAAACCGTAACGCTCTAACCAGTTTAGGAACATATCAAAACGTGATTGACCGTCACCTGCGTTTTCCCACTCTTTAGCATATACGCCCTCTAACAACGTATAGCTGTAAGGCGTGCCGTCAAATATCAAGTTTAGGAAATCAACGCCTGTGCGGCTGCCTGTGACGCTCTCATATATTCTGTGCGTTTCTAAATAGTCGAATTGCTCCTCTTTAGCTGTAACCTCGATATACTGTTTATGTTTAGTCGCTTTTCGTTTAGCAATCACTATAACATAAGTCTGAGACTCAGCATTGCCTGTCACATTTTCTACACGCCACATCTTAGATATGTCATTGATGAAATGAGCCGTTTGCTCGTTCTCAATCACATTGAACGTCAGCATGCCGTCGCTGTTCATGCGTACTGTGTGATTGGTCACTGTTTCAACAGGGTAGGCGTTCCCGTTTAAGTCTTTAAGAATTAAAGCCATTTAATGCACCTGCCTTTGCTTATTTATTCAATTTCATGGCTAGGCTCAAAGTCAGGATTAACTGAGATAACGCCGTCTTTATAAAGAAAATAGCCATTTTTAAAATCAGTTATAAAATTGTCAGGAGCTACGTCGTAAGGTATGAAAATACTCTCATCGCCTACACCGCCAACAATTGCGTATGAAGTGATTTCATCATTCTCATTAACCTTTATGTTTAGCTTGTCATTGGTAACACCCTCTGTGTTCATTTCCATTATTTAACACCTACAATCTTTTCTATTACTACTGTACTATCTTCTGAGCTTCCGCCGCTGAATGTATGACTAACCTCGTTTGTGATAGTTAAAGTAGTTAGGTCTGTCCTAGCGATTGCCATTTCATAGGCTTTCGCGTTTGAGGCATCGTTGTAAACATTATTGACACTAATAACAATACCGTCAGAGATTTGCGCCTCAAAAATTTTAGTCTGTCTGCCCGGTGTCGAGTTAAAGGAAACGAATAAATAATTAAATTTATCATAAGGAGCTGAAAGTGAAATCTCTGAGCCTACACCTGAGGCACTGCCGTTAAACAATTCAACTTTAGTCCCGTCTGCAAGCTCCCAACCGCTCCAGCCGTTTGAGCTACCTATTTTATTATTCATGTAGATTTTATTGTCGTTTATAGGGCTGAAAATAGCCTGAGCATATGTGCTACTTCGAGCAATTATGGTAAGATAGCCGTTATCATTATCAAGTGTAGGTGTGTTGATAGGGTCAAAAAGGTACACAAGTTTTGATTTAATTTCCATAAAACTATCTAAATCTGACATGTCTACGTTATCCATACGAGGGATATACCCGTCATCTTCGGTAAGTTTATGTTTCTGCCAATTGCTTGTATCTGTGTTTTGAAAGTCCTCAAGTGCTGTAATAGCTGCTTGTTTGGCACTATCCACCTCAGCAAGTGCTGTATCTTGTTTGTTAGTGAGCTTATCCATTGAGTCATTAAATAATGCCGTCAGGTCTGAGGCTTGTGTTGACATTTCGTCTTTGATTGCTTGTATTTGGCTCTCAGCCTCCGACTGTGTTTGATTAATAGAATTTACGGCGCTTTGTTCCGTTTGATTAATATTGCTCTCAGATTGGCTCTGTGTGCTTTCTATGGACTCAATCGCTGAGTCTTTTGTAGATTGCACTTCTTGAGTAATATTCTGTATTTGCTTTTCGTAAGCAGCAACGATTTCAGATAACTCATCTTTGAACGGCTCGAACGGGTCTAAGTCAATCTGATTAAAAGGTTGCCATTCACCATTTACGAAACCATAAACACGCTGCTCGTCAATAACTGTAATAAGTGACTTGTCAGCCGCCTCACTTGGCAGGTCTGCAGCCGTTTGTACAGGCTCAAGCATTTTCATCGTGTTGGCGTCTTTGATTTCTTCCCACATATCCTCGCTGATGCGTCTGTCGGTTTCATCAATCAGTCCGTATAGCTCATCATAATTGTCATTATGGTTTTCAAGGTTTTTCAGGTCTAATGGTGTAGTGATTTCTTTTCTTGCCATATTGTCATGACCTCCTATAAGTAGTAAAAACGACACTCGACCTCGATAGTCAGGTCATAAGTGCCGTTAAACATTAATTTGTTTAAGCCCTCTTGTAACTCGGGCGTTTTGTAATTTGTAGCATTTAAGATACTTAGGCCATTGTTGAAATAGCCGCCTGTTTCATAAGTGATAGTGTCGCCTGCGCTGATGTTAGCCTCTGAGCCGTCAATATGAATGTCAGTGTCGTTAAAACCGAATTTCAACGTGCCGTCTAAATCTTGATTGAATTTAAGCCTTAAAATTAAATGCTGATTGAATTGGTCTATAGGTACATCGCCGATATTGTACACATCGAACTCGGTTCCTGTGTTCACATCGAACGTATATTGTCTTGTAGCAGGGTCTCTATCCAAGCCCATGCCGTACGACCAAATAGGGTTTTCTGTGTAGTGCAAACCGTCGCGTTCTAAATCTTTTGACGTGCCAACACTTTCAGCAAATGGCAGCTCTGTCGTATGGAACGCTAGCTCGCCTTTGCCTTTAGCATTATGCTTGCTTTGCTCTATCTCAGTAGCGCCTGAAAGCCTCACAAGATAACGCTTGCCTGTGCTGACCTCGTTCTCTGATTGCGTCTCATCAAATACGGTATCTTTGCCGTACTGGTCAATTGATACTGCGTTTGAGTTCTTCACATCTTTGAATGTATAGCCTGCTACTTGTGGCCTGCGCATTTCCTGAATATAAAAAGGCTCAGTTTTAGTTGTTAGTTTATATATTAAATCTCTGAATAGTGGATATGATGCCAAATTCTGACCTTGAAATGAAAAAGGAACGCTAATATCGCGCCCCTTGTATGTTGCCCCCATGTCAAAAGTGCCGTTAAGCCCTTGTATGTCACGGGTTTGCTCCTCCATTTCGACACCACTAATCACAATATCAGTAACGTCCACGCCGTACTCACCTAATGTGAATGAGTCGCCGTTTTGTCGTGTGATTTTTAGGTCGATAGGTCACACCTCCTTATTAGAATGATAGAACTTCTCCGTCGCGTGCGTTTACGCCGTTGACCTTAGCTGTTAAGACTTCATCGTCAGTGTCTAGCTGTATGCGTAAGTTCATTGTGCTAGGCTCAGCCTTAACTGTTGTTGTATGGTTTGCCGTAACATGACCGCGTGTAGATAAGTTGTTCAATTCGCGATTAATGCCTTTGACTGCAGGTCTAGCCTGTAAGTCAGGGTTGAAACCTTGAGTCATTTGTCGCGCAATTCTACCTGTGTCGCGTACAACTTTTCTGCCTCTGTCATTAAGGCCAATCTGCATACCTTGCATTGTGTATTGTCCGATATCTTTGAACACTTTAGACGGTGAATGTATGCCTAATAGGCTCTTAGCGCCTTTTACAGCGTTAGATACAACGCCCTTAGCAGCACTTACTAATGAGCCTGCCATGTTCTTGATACCGTTTATCATACCTTTGATAAGGTCGCCACCTGCTGACACCATGTCGCCAACGAATGACTTCGCTGCACTCACTGCGTTAGATACGCCTGATGTGACTGCGCTGACTACATTGCTCATGCCTGATGTAACTGCACTGATAATGCCGCTCATTGCTGATGTGATAGCACTTAGAACATTGTTCCAACCTGATGTGACTGTGCTGACAATATTTGAGATAAATGAGCTTATCGTGCTAACGATTGACGACCAAATGCTTGATACCGTTGACGCAATCGAGCTTAGTATTGATGAAATCGTACTCATTACGTTATTCCAACCGTTTGAAACCGTGCTGACAATATTTGAGATAAATGAACTTATCGCACTAACGATTGATGACCAAATACTTGATACGGTAGACGCGATAGAGCTTAGAATTGATGAAATCGTACTCATCACGTTATTCCAACCGCTTGACACGGTACTAACAATACTTGAGATAAAGCTAGAAATCGCACTCACGATTGATGACCAAATACTTGATACTGTTGACGCAATTGAGCTGAATATTGATGAAGTCGTGCTTGATATGCTCGACCACGCTGAACTTACTGCGCTGACGATACTTGAAACGATAGAGCTTATCGTGCTGACAAGTGAACTCCAAATAGAGGACGCTATGCCGACCAATCCTGACCACATAGAGCTTGCCGTGCTAGTGATTGTTGACCAAATAGAGGATAGTATGCCAACTAGCCCCTGCACTACGGACTGAATACCTGAAACGATGCTCTGCCAAATTGATGAGGCCTGTCCTTTGAGGGCGTTCCACGCTGTTATGGCGTTTTGCTTGATAGAGTTCCACAAATTCATAAGCCAATCTTTTAAAATATTAAAAATATTCTGTGCTGCTGTAACAATGGCCTGCCAAATATTCTCGCCTGCTGATTTGATAGTTTGCCAAGCGCCTGACCAGTCCCCTGATAAGGCTTGAAGTAGCGCTGTAATCGTGCTGACTACTACCTCCATTGCGACTGTGATGACCATTTTAATGAGTTCCCAAGCAACCTGCGTTGCGGCCTTAATGGTATTCCACGCTTGCTGCACGATTGGTGAAATTAAGTTGACTGCTGTCTCTACGACAGCAACGATTTGGTTCCAAGTATTTTGGAATATCGGAACTAAAGGCGCTACAATCGTTTGTATTCTTGAGATAAGCTGTGATACAAATTGAATGATTGCCTGAATGGCCTGCATCACTGTTTGTTTAATCTCATTCCAAGCAGCTATCATCTGACCTCTTAACTGCTCTGAGCTGGCAAGTAGTGATGCGAATATGCCTATAAGCGCTGTTACTACGCCGATGACTGCCCACACTGGCGCACTCAATGCACCAAATGCCGCGCCTACTGCTGATAGTAGACCTTGAACGATTTGCCCAACGCCAACAAATTCCATAAAGCCTGATACTAAAGGAGCGATAACCTGTATCACAAATTGAATTGCTGGCCATAATGCCATGAATACGCCTGCAAGTGAAGTTACAACGCCGATTAATACACCGATTACAGGGTGCGTCGCTGTCAACTGAGCTAACCACTCAGCAAAGGCGTTTGCGACTTGCAGCACTTTAGCTCCTAGTGGTGCCAATGCTACGCCTATATTGACTAATACGTTTATTATATTACCTATTAGGCTGATTAGGACTGGCCCATTTTCTTGCACATATTGCACAAATTGTTGGAAACCGTCTGACTCAGCGATTGTTGCGCTCCATTGCTCGAAACGGTTGGCCATTTGAGCTAATGCCTCGAATATAACCTGTGAATTAGGCGCAAAGGCTTTCATTAGGTTGAATATGCCCTTAAATGTTGAGCTGAATATCTCACCAATGATAGGCAAGTTTGTTTTCACAAAGTTTGTAAAATCTTGAATGGCTGTGCTGCCCTCAACACTTGTCGCCCACTCATTGAACGATTTGCCCATGTTCTCAAAGCCTTTAGATATCCATTCAGTCAGAGGCGCAAGATTAGTTAATACTGCGACCAAACCTGAGCCGAAATTGCCTGCTGCACTTAGCATATTGTTGAATATGCGTACGCCTGTACTTCCCATCATATCAAAGAAATTTGAGGCAACTTGTGAATTTTTAGCCCAATCAAGCGTTGCTGCACTTGCTGTTTCCATACCTTGTGCTACACCTGATAGGAAAGGCGTCAATCCTGCAAGTGCGGCCTTAGCTGTGTTCACTGCATTGGCTAATGTGTTGAATATCTCAGATTGATTTTGAGATATAACGCCTTGCCATGCTGACTGTAGGCTCTGCACGGCTGATTGATAGTTCTGCACTTCGCTAGTAACTGCAAGTGTGCCATTCTCGACCATTTGCAATGCACTCATAGCCATTGCTCCGAAACCGACAACGCCTGCGCCTGCTGTAGCGAACGCGCCAACCATTCCAATTGCTCCGCCGCCTACGGCTGCTGCTGCGTTAAGTACAGCCATTAAAGCAGGAACTAATGATGCAATTGCAGGAACTAATGCTGTGATGCCTGATAACATTGTACCCTTAAACACGTTACCTGCTACAGTTCCGACTGTGCGGATATTGCCTGCGATTGTGCTTAATGTGCTTTTGAAATTATTAGTTGCTGCTGTAATAGCCCTGAAAGCACTTAGTGCAGGTCTGCTGTCTACATCGAGCCGTGTACGGTGTCTGTTCGGAATTGATTTTAACATGGCTTTAAATTTTGCAATTTTAGCTGATGCTGCTGAACTGCTCACGTCTAATGTCGACTTAGCTCTCATGCGGCTGAAACTGTTCATAGATTTTCTAGCTGCTTTCATCTTAGCCCTAAAACTTGACGTGTCAGCATCAACATCAGTGTCTTTCATACTCTCAGTAGAGGCTTTAAATTGTTCAGCTATACGTTTAGCCTTATTGAAAGCACTTCGGAACTTCGACACGTTAGCATCAATACTTGTACTTATCTTGTACTCTGCCATGTATTCCCTCCTCTGCTATGATTTATTATGATTTCTGATTTGTTTCAACACATCAAGTGACGGTTTGTCATCTTCTTTATTTGCTGACTCGCCCATTTGTACTGGCTCCCCTCTGTTAAGCCTTTCAATGTTCTCTTGATAGTTGATAATATCGTCAGCTCCATTGTATTTGAACTCATTCTCGCCTTTTTTGCCGCCTTTTTTCTTTTGCTCAGCTTTGGCATCACGTATAGCAAAGGCTAAACGGTAGATGTCGTATTCTTCCTTGAGCATCTCGTACTCGCGGGCATACATGCGATAGTTGAACTCAGTCAGTGTCATCATTTCAATTTCTTTCATGTCATAAACGCCTAACTCACTCATGCAAAGGATAACCGCTCTGTCATAAGTGAGCTTGGACTGTTCTTCTATTTCTTCGCTGCTGCCGCTTTCTTCACTTGTCTGTATTCTTCGGGAACGAGGTTTTGGGTCATAGGTTGCTTTCCCAACTCCTTGATGATTTCTTCTGCGAACTCGTCGAGTCCTTGCTCTGAGGCAATATCATTCAATACTTGTGAGATTTCTTCATCTGTTTTAGGGGCTTTCTTGTGGTGAGAAGTTGCAGCAATGATAGTATGGCCAATTGCTACGGGGTTGCCGCTTTCTAAGTTAGGCGCTAGCATTTGAATACCTTGACCGAAACTCATTTGCTCCATTTCCATACCTAATTTCTTATCAATATCGTTCATGAACTTAAAGCCAAATGATAATTCGATTTCTTTTCCGTTAAATTTAATTTCCATAATATAATTACCTCTCTTATTGTTTGTATTAATTAAAAAGACGGGCTATATGCCCGCCTGTGCTGTTTTGTATTCCCTACTGAACTGATAACCTAACGCTTTTAATATTAGGCTTTACATCAACTATTTCAGGCTTAGCTGGGTGTAGACTCACCTGCGCTGCCGTCACCTGTGCTGCCGTCACCTGTGCTGCCGTCACCTGTGCTGTCGTCAGGTTGTGGAATATCCTCGTCAGCAAGTCCGTCGTCTGCAGGGTCGTCAGATGTTGTGTCGTGGAAACCATAAGCCGTTTTGTTTTGCTCAACGATTTCAGGTAGTGAGGCATAGCCTCTTTGTTTCTTAGCAAAAACGCCGAACTCAGTCTCGAACTCTGCAATAGAGTCGGCCTCATTGGTACGTGTAATGCTGTTCCAAGTACCTTGACGATACTCAGCTTTATATTTGCCCTCTTGGTTTTGTACTTTTTTGTTGATTATCCATAACTCGTAAGCCGTGCCGTCCTCAGCAGCGTCCTCAATTTCGTCGCTCAACTCGTCCTCAACGTCCATATAAGACGTGATAGTTACAGTTGACTCTAATGTACCACCTGAGCTAACTGAGCCGTCAATTGTCGCCTCTTGGTCTGAGTCGCGTTCTGTTTCACGCTCAAGTTCATTAATCCACATAATTTTGTTTGCCTCAACGGCCTCGCCTGCTTTACGAACTAATGCAAGTTCGTCAGTACCTTGTTTAATTGCCATAATGTCATGACCTCCGTTTATTTAATAATAATAATAAAAGGCGCACCTGCTATGAGGCGCACCTAAAGTGTTTGAAACTCTGCATCAATAACGCTGTGCTGCAAATTTGTGTTAGTCGTATCATCATTGATGTCGTTTGTATTGATACTGACCAATGAAACATGATAGGAGGGTAGCTGCTCAGTTTCCATGAGAATATCTTGAATTTGAATATAAAGCCTGTCATGCGTCTGTAGGTCGTCCGCGTCGCTCCATAAGTGAATACGTGCTTTAGGCTCGCCGCCGTAATTGTCGAACGATTGAACTGATACAAGTTCTTGTATTTCTTCAATCGCAATGAACGGATAGCCTAACTCTGTGTATTGGTCTGCTACTCTAACTACTGGAACGCCTAGCTCGCTGAACGCTTTATATAAATAATTAAATAGCTCATACTTTATTGATTGCTTAGCCAATGTCTTGCCTCCTAACTGTTTATAAGTCGCTCAATATCTGCGGGAATTTGCTTATCGTATTTCTGATATATCTGATACATGAAAGTCTCAGGTGCCATGAAACGTGTGCCGTATTCAAGGAAACCTGAGTAGTGGGCATTTGATGTTATGAGGTAGCTCAGCTTACCTTGCTTAGTGTCCTCGACCATGCGGGCTAGGTTGCCCGTCCAATAGCCTTTAGTCATAACACGGCGTGCCTCTTTCACTGTATCAGCCCTGAATTGCTCACTTCTTTTCTTGAGAATGAAGTCCACATCGTCCTCAATGTCGTCCTCAGCATCTTCTAGCGCCGCTATCAGCTTGCCTAATCCTTTAACCTTTGCCATTGTTCACCTGCTCTAAATACATCACTGTGTCGTGTCTGTAGTAGGTATGGCGTACGACAATGTACTTGCGGTCATCTATATAGGCGTGGCTGATTTTGTCGCTTATTTGGCCTCTCAGCCTTATGATGCTTATATCACGCTGCACATTCCCGAACTCGACGGCTGTGCGTTCAGGTGATAACGGGGACTTGTGACAAGGTATGCTTGTATAGATAATACGCTCATCTTTTTCGGTCTTACCTGTGTCGGGATTGTACCGCTTGTCACCCTCATACACAAGTTTAGCGCGTTGGTCATACCTCAATAGAATGTCACACTGCCTGTACGGCCTGTGCCTTGCTGAGGAGGATACAGACGCTCAATGAAACTTAGGAACTCGTCGAAGTCATCGTCTTGGAACTTTGTTGAATGTCCGTCTAATGTTTCTGAGGTCATGCCCTCTGCACCGACACGGTTATATCTTTTGACTGCTACCTCCTCGACAACGAAATCAAGTCTTTGCGGTACATCTTTTTCGTTGAGTGGGAGGAAAGTGAGCAAACGTTTTTCAGTATTATCTATAATTTTGCTGAGCAATTCATCTTGTTCATTATCCGTAATGGATAACAGCGTTTTTACATTTTCAAGGTATGCCATTGCTTAGCGCCTCCTTATTCTGCGCTCACGTCTGCTGTGTCCTCAGTCGTTTCAGTTGATACGTTTTGAGGCTCAGCAGGTGCGCTTTCCTTAGTAGTGAACGCTGGCACGTCAACCTTAGCTGACTCGCCTGCATCGTTGCTGAAAGCCACTTGATAAGTGCCTGCTGCGTACTCAGTGGCAGCATCTAAGCCGTCAATCGTAACTGACGCTGTGCCGTCTGATGCACGCTCTGCTTGTCCTACAACGTTTTCACCTTGATATACTTTCAATACGTCTGCCATATCTTAAAACCTCCGATATTTTATTTCACTGTCAGCCTAGCTGATTTGACGTTCGGTCTAACATCAACGCTATTAGGCTTCGCTGGGAGTAGAGCCTTCGTCAGCTCCGCCGTCTGTGATTTCTACAGCGACAACTGCGTCAACGTTTTCAGGGAACATTGAAATTGCTGATGTGAACACTGTATCTGCTGTTAAACGGTTTGATTGGATATCATGCAATACGCCCACAAAGCCTGTTTGGTCTGTTGCAAAGTTAAATGCACGGCCTAACTCACCTTGAGGGTTTGCATAAGCAACGTTTAAGTTTTCAGCTGTAGTCATGTATACAGTGCCTTGAGGTACATCTGCAAACTCAATCACTTGCACGCCTACATATGGCGTTAATAAGTTTAACCCGAATTGCGCTCCGTTTGAGTTAATGAAACCGTCTGCTAAATGGCCTGCTACGTCGTTAGGGTTTACTAACGCAATCGGTGTCACTTCATCATCTAATAATGTTGATAAGTTCGCACGGCCACGTGATAACGCACCTTGCAAGTTCTTACCTGATAACTGCTCGTTGTTTGTACGGTCTTCGTTGTTCACTGCGTCCTCAATAGTGTTAAAGAAGTCAGTTCTGAATTTCTTCTGAACATAGCGGATAAGCTCATCGTCTGTGCGGTTGATTGCTAAGTCATAACCGTGTGACTGAATAGCCTCTGCTGATGTTGATTTACGGAACTTGCGGAACTCAAGCTCTGTGATGTTCACAAGCTCACGCTCAACTTTAGTTAATGGGATAATTTCGCCCTCAGCAACGTCACCGTTTGGCGCCTCTGAGTCAATTACATTGAAACGATATTGTTTTAATGCTGAGCCGACATTCATTGGAATTTTATTTGTGATACCCAATGCCTCGAATAATTTGTTTAAGCGGTCTCCCATTTTATTTGCGAAATCAATCGACTTTGCCTCTCCTAATGCTTGTACATCAATTAAGTTATTTTCTACTGCCATAATGTATTACCTCCGAAATTTTAGTTAAATAAGTGCATGTTTTGCGCAATGGCTTGTTGTCTTTGCGAGTCATCTTTAATACTCAAGATTGACTCACGTGTAACACCGCCACCGCCGTTTGAGTAATTCTTAGGTGTGCCTTGATACAGTTTAGCCTGTACCTGCTCTTTGACCATGTTATTAAGCACATCATTGAAAGCCTGCACGTTAGCTTGAGTTTGGTCTGCTGTGTCAGCTGTGACTATCTCAAGCAGCTCGTCGTTTGGTGTGATTTCATTATTCTTGAATACATCACTTGCATGCTTTTTCATTTCATTGCGTGCCTCTTTAGCCTTGTAAGCGTCAAGCTCTT